TTTACCTTGTGTTTTCAATGCTTCTCATTGGGTTCGAATCCCTCCCACTCCGCCAAAGCAAAGAAATTGCAGGAACACATGTTCCTGCAATTTTTCTATGTTTCTACGGCTAGAAATGTTCGTTTTATTCAGTTTTTCAGGAATAACGGAATTATTTTAGCTAAATCGATAATAGCAAAACATAGCATAACCTAGCACGAAATATCACTGCTATGAACACAGAATCTACACAGTAAAATATTGGTTATTTTACAATGTTCCTATAATACGCGCACAGTTTTGCCTCCGGACCGGGGCCGTCCTTGTCCATCAGAAACGCCTCTGCCAGTGCAGCGTAAAACTCCGGGCGATTCACGCCGAAGTCCACGGCGACGCCGTAGTAATCGGAGTACATCATGTTCATCGCCACGCCCCACGCCCAGCGGGGGACATCACGTCCGATACCGCGAGCATCCGCGACTGCGGACGTCTGCTCCATCGTCCAGTGCGGCCCGGTCGAGCCGTCGGCATTCTCCATCTTCGCCGCCCATGCCTCCGCGTCCTCGCGCGTCAGCCCCTCGCAGGCTCCGTGCCGCCCTTCCAGCTTTTCCAGCGCATGAATGGTGCCAGCGTATACACCGGCCTCCTCAGCGCGGCAGAGCGTCACAGGGCGCTCCGTGACGGCTTTCAGCTCCTTATACAGCTTTTCAATATATTCCTTCATCATCACGCCTCCTGTATGTATCTGTAAAGCTTATCGAGATCGCTCACGTCAAAGCGCAGCTCTCCAATGATCGGCACCGTGATCGGCAGCTTCTGCCCGTCCATCTTCGGCCGGGCGGCATTGTACAGCCGGTCAATGTCGATGTTTCCTGACTCGTCCATAACGCCCATGAGCTGCACCGCCGGATGCTCGCGCAGCTTCATGAGGCGGTCTTTGCCGCCGTCCATGATAAGCGCCAGCGCAATGCCTGCGCCGATGCCCTTTCCGGTCGGCAGGTGCGGAATGATCTCACTGTCCGCAAACCGCATCGCGCCGCGCATGGCCTGATCGATCGTTACCATAAGGATACCTCCATATTATTTTTGGGGCGGCGCTTGCCGCCCCTTTGGCTTACTTGTTGCAGCACCCGCACTTCGGGAGCGGATTGTAGAGCGTCTGCGTCGTGGTCGCGGTGCCGGTGGTGACGTCTGCAACCTGCTTCGGGTAAAAGGTCGCGTTGGCATAGGTCACGATGGCGTTGTCGCCGCAGCAGCGTCGCTCCGCCTCCATCTCGATCTCGCGGTGCAGTTCGTCCTTGACGGACGCGATGTCCTGCCGTGCCAGCACGAAACTGTCCTCCGTGCGCTGGTTGTGTACAGCCTGATCGCACAAGGATTTCCGCACGTCCTTTAGCTGTCCGTCGATGTATGTGTACATCTCCAGCATCTTCTGATCGTTGTAGGTGTTCGCTTTGAGCAGTGCGATCTCGCTGTCCTTCTGCGCAAGCTGGTTTTCTCTGTCCAGTTCATAGCGCGTCACCGGCGTGTTTTCGCTGCACACTGCGCCGGCAGCCATCGCCGCCGGGGCCATGCCCCAACCGCCGAGCAGGTTGCCCAGCCCACCGCCGAGTACGCCGAGGCCGGTTCCGATCGCGCCGAGCGTAACACCGAGATTGCCCTTGCCGTTACTTGCGTATTCCATAAATAGTTCCTCCGAATCAAAAAGTAAGCTGGCCAGCTCCTATCCTCATTATGCGCCAGCCAGAAAATCTAAGGGATGCATTTGTGTGCGTTTGTGCTGTATTTGTGTGCGATTCCGATAAGTTATATTTCCGTGTCGTTCCATGTCGTAAAAAAAGTTTCGATTCCGCTTGATTTTCATCTACAACATGCTATACTAAGGGTGCAGAGAGATCTGCATATATAAAGTGACGAACACTGCCTGTTCATCACCGCCCATCAAAGCGGAAAACCCTTGCCGTTAAGTAGGGAATGAAAAAAGCGGAAAACCCTTGCCGTTAAGTAGGGAATGAAAAAAGCGGAAAACCCTTGCCGTTAAGTAGGGAATGAAAAAATTGCATGGGCAATCAAAAGCGGGACGGCGTACACTGTCCCGCTTTTACTTTGCGAGAAAGGTCGAAGCATGGAAAAACTGAGCATTTACAGAATATCTGATAAATACATACATTTTTTGCACTCACGTGACAAACGTGTCCAGTTTAACAAGGACGCAAGAAGACCGTATGTCGGCGTCGTTTTGCTTGTCGGAGAATATCGATATTTTGTTCCAATGGAGTCTCCGAAGCCAAACCATGTTAGAATTAAGCCTGGAATTCACATATTCAAATTAGACGACGGAAAACTCGGTATTCTTGGTTTCAACAACATGGTTCCCGTCCCTGATTGTGCCCTTATTAGATTTGATATTGATGACGAGACGGACGCCCAATACCGCGCACTTCTATATAACCAGCTTGTCGAGATTGATCGCAACCGTGCTTCTATTTTCCAGAGATCCGCGAAAACGTATTTTGAGGTTGTCAACAAGAAAAACACATTTCTCTGTAATATCTCATGCGACTTTAAGACGCTCGAACGTGCCAGCAAGAGATATGATCCAAATTACATATGGAAGAACGCGAAGCCCGAGGCATAATGCCCCGGGCTTTTGCTATACGATATTCAGCCTTTTGGCCGTCCTGCGCGCCTCGTTTATGCCGTGTACAAGTCTCCGCGAGATCGTAGACCGGTCCATGTGCATCTCCGCCGCGATCTCGATCTGTGGCAGCCTGTCCATGACGTACATCCGCATGATCTGCCGATCTTCCCGGCCAAGCATCGCCTGCCCAAGGACGCGCTCCCAATCGCCCGCCAGTAAGGTTTGCAGCTCCACTGGTAGATTTACGCGCCCTCTTGCCATTCGCGCCTCCTTTCGGCGCGCAGGACGGCGCAGGCTTACTTCGTTTCCAGCACCGCGATACTGCCCTTGTTCGACACCTTCAAGTCGAGCGCTGCGGCGATGTCGCGCACCTTGACATAGTTCGTGCCGTCCTTGAGGATGCGTTCTACGGCGACCTCTTTGCCGTCCACGATCATTTTCGACTTTTCAACCACTTCGTCGTCAATCCTTTCTTTAAATCTTGCCCACTGCACGTTGCCAGACGTGTTGTAGTGGGTGTTAATATCGTCCCCGACAAACGGCCTCGGGCACATCTTCCCGGACACGTCGTAGTGCCGGATGACGTTCTCGGCGGGGATGTTGTACTGCTTCATGAGCCGCCTGATCAGCCACACGGCGTTTTCAAGCGCCTGCTCGCCAAAGTACCAGTCCGTATCATACGCGCCAAGACGCGCCGTGTTGACCTTTCTGGGGCGCACCTCCACGCCGATGGAATTCCAGTTGCGGCACTCCGGATGCTTTTGGCCGTCTCCGCAGTGCCACGCAATGTCGGACTCCTTCACACATCGGTAGATGGTGTTGCCCTCGTCAACGGCATAGTGCGCGCTGGCTCTGGCCTGCGGATTTTTGAACCACTCCGCCACGCTGGCAGCCGTGCCGAGCGCGCCGAAATAATGTACAACGATAAACTTCGGGCGGCAGCCGCCCTTGCTGTGGTTGCAGCTCGTCAGAGCGTCCTTAATTACCGGCATCTCCTGCACCGTCCTTTCCGTCCACCGCATCCTGAAGCTTCTGGCTCTGCGTTCCGAAGTAGAACGCGATGATGACCGCGTAGATGGTCATGAAGTCCTGCGAGATCTTCCCGGCGACCGCCATGTAGGCGAACACGCCCGTCAGCACCAGCGTCACCAGCGACTTCACGCTCAGCAGATTCCCCAGCCGTTTCTTGATATTATCCATAATCAGTCCTCCACTTTGATTGCGCGGTTTTCGAACTTTTTATAAGCATCGAGATACAACTCCTGCTTGTCGCCGTTGAGCGTAAGCTCATAATACATGCCGTCAAACAGTGTCGTACTTGCGAGCGCCTTCCAATTCTGGAGTGTCTTGCAGTACCACGTGACATAAACGTCATCAGTGGTGATCTGTTTGCCGTCGCTCTTGTCGAGGTGCTCGTTGGTGTAATCTGCCACCAGCTTTTTCACCAGTTCAAAAAATTTCTTTTCAGTCATTCGTATGTCCCTCCATCTTCTTTGTCGTTCGGTTTTGCAAATACACGTTTTACAAGCAGGAGCAGCAGCTCCCCGCCGAAGGCCGCGCCCGCGAACACCAGCACGTCCGAAAGGTCGCACGTCCGGTCGAGCAGCAGCGCCGCCGTCTTGACGGCCATCGCCCACGCGAGCGCCGCCGTCAGCGCCCAGAGGCAGTAGTATACCAGCTCCCGCGCCATCTTGCCCTTGGTCACGCGCGACTTCTTCACGATCTTCGGCATTTCATCCACCCACCCCCAGCTTTGCCAGCGCAAAGCCGATCAGCCCCGCGATGAGCGCGGTAATGACGCCCTTCACGACCGCCTCCCAGCGGCTTCCCGGCAGCGCCTTGAGGCTTTTCACATCGGCCTTGATCTCGTTCACGTTTTCCTCGATCGTCTCCTGCTTGGTGGCCAGAACCTCCACCGAGGTCGCCAGCTGATGCAGCGCCTTGTTGTCTGCCTCCAGCTCGTCGATCCTGTGCGAGTTGCTCTTGCATCGCGCCTCCACGGAGGCGATCTGCGCCTGAATCCCGTCTTCCATCTTGTGCTCCTTTCTCGCGGGCATTGCCCGTCATGTGATTTCTTCGTCCAGTGTTACGACCAGATCCGCGCCCTTGCCCTTGGCAGACACACGGAAATACTTCGCCCCCTGCGGCGGTGCAACATTCTCGTCCGTAGAAAATGCCGCAGCGGCGTTCGGGTCTTCCACCTTGGTCGGGAAATAGATGCTGTTCCCGAGCTGATTGTAGCCAAGTACGTTTCCTTTCAGTGAAAAGTCGGCATTGTACCACGCCAGCCTTGCGCCATATTCGTTCCATGCAATGCCGTCACCGCCGATGCGATAAATATGAACCGCGCCGCCGTCAAATGGGATAAAGCCGGTGGTCGTGAAGTGGCTGCTTGCCGACAATACGCCGCTGGAGCTGAGCATCTGCCCATCCGTATACGGCGCAGAGGCCCCGCTCGTGTCCACAGCGGTCGGGACAAGGTTATGATACGATACAACCTTTGCCGCCTTTGCCGTAATGACCACGTCGCCCGTGACCTTCGCGATGCGGATGACACCGGAGCTTTCCGTGTAGGCGGAGGCCGTGATGTCCACGCCGCCCATCGTGACCGAGACCGTCTCCATCGTGTAGCCGCTCACCGCCGAAAGCGCCGCCGTATATTCCGTGCCGTCCTCGGCAGCGACTGCGTCATTGCTCGTCGTCACATGCGTCAGCGTGTTCGTGATGCTGTGATAGACCGTTGCCGCGTACCCGATGGTTCTGTCCGTTCCTGCGCCGTAGCAGAACGAATAGATCACCTGCTCAGACGGATTGATGACGTTGATGTTAAAGGCCGTATCCTTGCCCGTTCCGGCCGTCTTGTCGTAGGCCGCGGGATCACCGAATGAGATCCCGTACATGGTGACGACGCCGGAGTTGTTGCGGTAAAAGCAGGCGTTCGGCGTGCACATCCGCCATGCGTCAAACTGTGTGCCTTTTCCGTTTTCCACGCTGTGGAGCTTTCCGAACTGGAAGCAGTGATTGTGCCCGTGGACATTTGCGATGAACTTCGCCGCATTTTTCCCCTGAAAATTGATCCGTTCTCCTCCGACAACGGCTACTTCTCCATTCACATATGCCTTTACGATGTTTCCCGCGGGATACGCGCCGCCCAGATCGAGCGGATAGTGTGCCAGCACGAGGATGCCCCACTTGGCGGCATCGGCCTTGCCTCCCACATCGCTCAGCGTCTCCGCAAACCACATCAGCTGCGCATCGGAGAAGATTTTCGGAGCACTTGCGCCTCCCGTCGTCTCGCCCTCACAGGAGTTCAGACAGATCACGCGCAGCTTTCTGTCCGGAAAGTCCCGATAGCAGTAGCCGTATTCCGCGCTTCCGTAGACCGCGCCCTCGTTGTATTTCCCGATGTTGTTTTTCAGGAATGCCGCGCCGACAAGCGTGCTGTACTCTCCGGTGTCGTGGTTTCCGACCGTTCGGAACTGCGGCACATCGCGCCATGCCTCACCGAGCCAGCCGTTGATCTCGTCAAACTGTGCCTGCATCAGTTCGGTCGTGGTCTTTGCGTTTCCGAACGTCACATCGCCGAGCATACACGCAAAATCGAGCCTCGGCAGGCTGTACGCCAGCACCTTGAGCGCCATGCAGGCGTGCAGATTTCCGGCGTTGATGTTCGTCTGCCAGCCGTCCGTCTGCGGCCCGGTGTGGTGAAAGTCGGAGACCGCCGCAAATACGATGCTGTCGTCTTTCAAGACACGCCTGACCTTCTCCGCCACCGAAAGCGCCTCCGCCTTCACATAGTCCGGAATCTCCGCGTGCTGTATGCCTTCTGCGGCGGCGGTTTCCACGCGCACGACCTTGCCGCCGACCACAAGCGGCTTGCCGTCTTTGTAAACCGTTTTAAGCATCGCCCACCTCCACGCCATATCGCTTGAGCATCGCGGCAACAGCCGCATTTCTAAGCAGCTTCTTTCTCTGCCCCTGATTCAGCGCATCGATGATGGTTTGCAGCGCGTTTTTGATTTCCACATTGTACGCGACAACTCGCTCTCTCAAATCGCTCATGCCGTCACCCCGCTTATCAGTGCCTCGATGGCCTCGCGCAGCTCCGCGTTATCCTGCTCCAGCGCGGCAATGCGCTCCTCGGGCGTAGGCTCCGGCGCGGGCATTTCTGGCGGTAGAACTTGCATCTCTTCAATTTCTTCTGCCGTCAATTCACGGTATACTCCGTTTTCGCATATTTTCATACCGTCACCTCCCGTAAAATTTCAACGACGTACCCGCTTTAAAAACTCCACTTTTACCCTCCGCCCACGGCGCAATCGCAAAAACAGTTAACGGATTTCCAATGCCTTGAAATGCAGCTACCGAGTCATTGCGTAACGCCGAGGCTGAGAAAGATGGTGCGTAACTGTTCATATATGTGTTGTACGGATTGTGCTGCGTGCGCGAAAGAACAAATTCAGGAAGCACGTTTACATATGCTGCAATGGATTCGATACCAGATTCGGCAGCATTAAGAACTTCTCCAAGACCAAACGTAGGATTTCCGTATCCAATTTTACCGTTAAGCGATAGCGTCAGGTTTTTGTTTATTGCGTCGCACTTTACGCCACCAAAAAACGCCAGCTCACGAATCGAAAACGAGTTGCCCGTCGCGGTTTTGTCGATTTTAATAACTGCTGAATCCTCTGAAAGCGTAATATCTGCCAACAACGTCCAATCGCTCGCACCACCGGAGTTTCCACCACCCCCCTCCATATCCACCGGCTCCCACTTGGTCGGCTTGCCGTTGGTGTCCACCGCCGTGATTTTGGCGATTTGGCCGACTTGTGCGCCGGTGATGCCGAGGGATACAGGCTCGTCGCCAAGCTCCGCCTGTACACCGCCTGCAACAACTGCCTCTGCAATCTCTGACTTGTCCGCAGGCGTCAGCGTGTAGCTGTCGCCCTTTGGACCTTGTGCTCCGTTCATCACGTTTGCGGATGTCGTTCCGGTCTTGTCCTTGATGATGATCTTCGCGCCGCCATTGATCGGCGTGACCGTCGCCTCCGGGCTGTAGCCGTCGCTGCCGTCTTTACCGGCTGCTCCGTCAGCGCCCTTTGCACCGGGATCGCCCTTGTCACCCTTGGGGCCGGGGTCACCCTTCGCGCCCTGCAACGGGCCGTTGTTGATCCAAGTGCGAGTTACGCCGTCGTAGATGTAAATGTCATACGGCTCAGAAGCGCCGACGCCGTAGGCATCGCCAACGGCAGGATTTTTCACAGAGGTTTGGAGCGCAGAGACCGTGCCATAATAGCCCTTTACAACAAAGCCGGAGCCGGTTTCACCCTTTGGGCCGGGGTCGCCTTTGTCTCCCTTCGGGCCTTGCGGGCCTCTCTCGCCCTGCGGGCCGGTCTCGCCCGGAATGCCCTGCGGTCCCTGAATGCCCTGTGGGCCTCGCTCGCCCTGCGGGCCAGTGTCGCCTTTCGCTCCGTCAGCACCCTTTTCGCCCGGAACACCCTGCGGGCCAGCGTCACCTTTCAAGCCTCTTTCGCCTTGAGGCCCCGTTTCTCCGCGCGGGCCTTGTGGGCCTGCCTCGCCTTTTTCGCCGGGAATGCCCTGCGGCCCCTGCGGCCCTGTGTCACCCTTTAAGCCCTGCGGGCCAGCCTCGCCCTTGAGGTCGGAAACGGCAATCAGGTTTTCCCACGTAACGCCGTCGTTGGAATACTGGATGTACCCGCCGGACACACGCATATCAATCGTGCCGCCGCCAGAGCCGCCGCCCGTGCGTGCCGCCTCGTTGATCGCGGCAACAAGATTCTCCTTCGCTTTGGTGGTCAGCTTCGACAGGTCGCCGATTTGCGTCTGAATCGCCTCGAACCATGCCTTGCTCGGCGCGTCGGGCGCTTCCGCACCAGCCTCAAGCGCTTTCACAACAAAGAAGTCAAACTTATCGGATTTCGCAAGGGTATTCCCGACAAGCCACTGTAATTCACACTGCCCGAAGCCTGCTTTCTCCGTATCTGCGCGTGTGACAGCCCAGTACGCCGTGTCAGCCTCGATTGTAAGCGGAACGGGATACGCGGAGGCGTCACCTTTTCGCCGCGCCAGAAGCGAAGGAACGCCGTCAGGGAAGGTCTCCTTAAATGGAAGCAGAGAGAACGCTACGCGAACAGCCTCGTTTTCTCCCGTGTGCCCCAGCTTGATAGGTGCACGATGTGTTGCTTTAATTTCAATCATTACAGTTTTCACCCCTCTTTCAGTATCCGACAACCAAGACTCTGTGCGGTGCGATAGCGAACCTTGAAGAAACATCGCCGTAGTATCTGGACAACTCTATCGTCCCATTGACCACAGATACTTCCAAATACGCCTTTGCAACACGCGAATTTTTGAACGCAATCCAGCCTACCCCCTCCGAACTTGCCGCTAAAAACGAGGCGGTAGCGACCGAGCCGTCGAAGTAATACACTTCGCTAATTGTGGATACGCAACCGGCAGCCTCGCTCACAGATTGTATAAAAACAGCCGATACGCGTCTTATAGCAGTCCCTTGTATGACGATTTTGCTGTCATTAACCGGCGTAACGGAATCAAGATACACTTCCTTTGCGCCGGGCACTACAGCCTCGACAATCACCGGACTGAAACCATCTACGCCATCTGGAGGCGTGATCGTTTGCTTGACATCTGATGATTTTACGGTCTTGCTCTGTATGTTAGCGCCGCCGCCGACCATGTTGATAACATTCGCCATTACTGCACCCTCACTCTCAAGACCTGCACAGACAAATTCGTTGTTGGCACGGTATCGCATACAAACGTCATCGAGCCGTTAACCGTAACGTCCTTTGCCTTGATTTTCGACTTGCTGTACGCGTCTGCATTCCCCCACGTCGGCGCGACAATGTACTTATAGCCAGTGTTCAAAAACAGGCTGTTCGAAACAGTCTGCTGTTTGTTCGACCAGCCACCAGTGCTTAAAACAATGTCAAACGCTTTCGGGGTGGTATAAGCCGCGATGCCGCCTGCGCCCTTGATGGCATGGTCTGCGTCGTAATCGGAAGAAAGCATATCACCCGTGCCAGCTCCGGAAGCGCCCCGGCAGTATCCCGCATCCTTTGTCGTGCCGTCCGAAAAGCTGAGAATCAAATGATACTGCGAATCGATAGACGCGCCTGTGACGGATACGCCGTCATTTCCCGTGACTTTGCCAGCATCAATATTTGCTCCGCTCGTCGTATGCAGAATCAGATGCCCGGCGGCATTGACCGTAGCATTGTTGATTTTCGCCGCTTCCACACCTGCCGCTCGCGCAAGTTCTTTCAGCGTCGAGCCTCGAATGACCTTCGTTATTCCAGTCTGCGAAACAAGAAGGAGGTCATTATCACCAAAACTGGAAGCAACGTTGAAGTCGGATATTTTCTTGTACACATCAGCCATTGTCTATCACCTCTTTCTCAGCGGAAATGAGCTTGTCCAGCTCGTTATTGATTGCCACAACGGCGTAGCAATCGTCGCGCCCTGAAACGCGGATTTTATTCAACGTTTCCTTGATCGCGACAAGGGATTTCAGTTTTTCGCTCATATTACCGTCCCTGTTCCGTTCTTAAATTTCTTGATCGTGTGATTCGTAAAGTCAATTAAGAATCCGTCACGCCAGTTCCGGTCGCCTATCCAAAGTCTGTGCGCGGATTCCTCAAAGACCTTCTGCACGATTCCCGGCGTCGTATTACCTAGTTCCAAGGTAGGCGAATCATTGATTACCGCGAGTCCCATTTTGAAGGTGTTGTCCGTGTAGACCTCAAGACCAGTCGCAGTGATCTTCGCATACTCTTTTCTCGACTCCTGCGCGTAGATGTTGCAGCCTACAATGTCGATACCATAAAGAGAACCTACCGTGATCTCGTCCGCGTTTATGTTCTTTACGGCGATTTTATCCGCATCGATAGAGCCGATTTTCACGTCGCCAGTGATGGATACGCCGTCCTTCGACAGCGTGATAGATGCGCCGTTCTCGCCTGCGGTATAGGAAAGACTGAGGCTATTCAGATTCAGGTCTATCGCGGCCTGAACGTCCGCTGCGTCGGCCTTGCCTTCTACGGAGAGACGGATTTGTTCGGTGGTCTTTTCAATGCGGCTCTGACTTGTGGCAAGGCGGCGTTCCTCTCGCGTCCTAGACTGATATGGATATTCGTGGTTTACCTCCATATCAATCGGTGCTTCAATGTTCGCACCCATGGAAACGCCGATTGTAAAGACAGCAGAGGCTAAAATGGCGGGATTCCCGTTCGGGCTGACGCTATCTCCAAGTTCCAGTGCAGGGTTTATGAATGCCGTCCCAGCGCTGTATGGCAGGTATCGCACGCCGTTCAGAATGCCTTTTACATAATTGCAAATGTCCTGCGTAGCATAGATGCAGTCCGCTTGAATTTCGTATCCGGATGTTCCGGAGCTGTACTGTGTGTTCCCGTCTGGATACAGCGTGACCTTCCCGATGGCCTGAACATCGGAAAGAATGTCAAGAGACGCAACGCGCGTTTTCTCAACCGTTGCCGGAGAAGTGATTCGGATAAGCCGGAGCTTGTTATTTTCGGTAATAACGAAGTTGCCGCCGGATGCCGCCGCAATCCCGCAAAGCACCTCGCGCATCGTGTAAAGCCCAACAGGGCTGTCAATGCTGTACGGGGCTATCTGGTTTCGGCTATCGACCTGAATGCCCATAGCGTTTGCTATGTACGACACAGCATTACTCATGGTCATAGAGCCAGCGGAAGAAGGGAAGTCCTGCTCCGCTGTAAGCATTTTGTCGTATGCCGTGATGGTCATAAGACCGTTTGCCGCGATTTCCCTCGTGTCGATAAAGAATGTGCCAAACGGAATCCAATCTGTACCGACAGAGTATGTTGAGGCGAGTACAAAGCCGTCATCTGTTTTAATGACATTTGATGCCTCGTCAGTGATGACCGTCGTAGGGTCATAATTCGTCAGCCTGACATAGCACTCTATCTTTGCCGCAGGGGGAATCGCCCCCTGCGGTCTAAACACCATGTCGAGCATTGCCGACGTTGCCTGACCAATGGTCAGCTTGTCCATCATGGACTTTGTGATTTGCGCGGATTTGATAGAGCCGTAGGTGTATGTAACGCCGTTTATAACAGCCTTGAACTCGGTTCTGTGGTCGAGATTGAAAACGCCGTTCCAATTACTCGGGACTGTCTGCATAGAATCACCTACTTTTCAACAAGCGGGAACGCAATCCCGCTCCAAAACTCGCGTCCGTCCGGCTTCTTCATACAGAAAGATGCCGGGTTGTTGTTAGAGTACATTGTTTTCGTTACAACGCGCCCTTCCTGTGGGTCTGTATACTCGACCTGCACAAAAACCGGCATGATCGCGGTTAGAAGCTCAGACGCTTCGGAAAGAAGCAGAGGGCGGCATGTAATGTCAATTCTGACCTTTGTTGCAACGCGGGTGCGCTCCATAACACCGTCAAGCATACGCCCGGTGTCAGGCGAGTCAACGTCGTTTCTCGTCCACTTAAAGCCGCCGAATGCAATGTAATCGGTTATGTCCAAACCATTTATCTTTACTTTCATACGGCCTCCTTACACGCCGGACAGAGCCGCGCCGTACATGCGGTTCCTCCGATTCTGCCTCGCCGTGATCTCCTTGCCGTCAAGGTAAATGTGCGTATCTCCGCTCTGCATGCCGGACATCAAAGGTGCGATTGCACGGTAAACACCGTCTGACACCGCTTCTACAATCTGGTCGTTGTTCGCTACGGCGGTACGCCCGCCGATAGAACCGACAAGCTCAGGGCCGGATTCACGCGCATAGAACAATTGTCCTGCGGTTACGAATCCACCTGATGCGTATCCTTTCGCGTCACTCCCACTATTATGCCAGTTCGGAGTTACAGTCTTCGCAGAGCTTCCGCCAGAGAAAATCCCAGTGATGGCATTCTTCCAACGGTCAATCGTTGGCTGAACGTTTGTGCTCCACCAGTTTTTAACGCTGCTCCATGCTTCCTTGATCGGCTGGAAAGTATTGTCAAAGCTTGGAGTTTCCGACTTGAAAAAAGACAGACAGCCAGCATTCATCATGGCAACTCCGATTGCCGTGTGTCCAGTGAATGTTAAGACAACACCGATTGCAAGTTTCCCGAGTGGCGTACTTGCAAAACTTTTGATTTTATTCCATGTCTTTGAAATCCAGCCAGTAATAGAATCCCAGTTGACAGCCGCAGTCGTAGCCAAACCAGCCGCGCCAGCGATGATCAAACCGATTCCAAGCGTAAGTGCTACGCCTGTGAACGCCAGCACAACGCCAACAACAATCAATCCGGCTGAAACAATAGCGAGGATTTTTCCAAACTCTCCTTGCAGTGCCTCTCTGATCGTGTCCCAGTTGATTGCAACAACGCTTGCCAGACCAGCCGCACCGACAATCATCAATCCGATTCCTAGAGGGATGTTCGCGCCGGAGAATGTAAGAACCGCGCCTAAAACAAGAACGGCAGCAGAAACAGCAGCCATTATTTTCCCGAGCGGGCCTTGCAGTTGTTTTCTTACTGCATCCCAATCGAGCTTTATAGCGGCCCCGAGAATCGCAGCGCCCGCCAAAATAAGGCCGATTCCAAGCGGGATATTCGCACCGGAGAACGCGAGGATAACGCCAATCACGATCACGGCTGAGCCGACAATCAGCATAATTTTCATTATTGCGTCCTTGATTTTATCCGGGATTGTACCCCATTGAAGGGCTATTTCGGTTGCAAACAGGTATGCACCAGCCGCCATGAGGCCGAGGCCAAGTGGAATGTTTGCACCGGAGAATGTCAGAATCGACCCAATAACAAACAAGCCAAGGGCAGAAGTGAGTTTCCCGTATGCGGATTTCAAAAACTCGTCAATTTTCGAGACGATTTTTTGCGTCCACTCTGCAATTTTCTTTGCCTTTTCGCTTATTTCGGATTCCTCGAACATATTCGAGTAGTTCGCGCCGGAAGCGCCGCCACCGCCTCCCTTGTTCTCGTCGTTCAGTTTGTTGATCTCGTCAAAGCCGAGGATTGTTCTTTGCAGTTCCTTTGCCGCGCCAGCCGCGCTATTCAGGCTTTTTGCATAATCAACAGTGCTTTTTTTTGCTTTTGTGAACGTAGTCTTTCCTTGAAGTGCCTGAAAGAACATGTTGATTGCATTTGCAGCCGTAATAAATGCGCTTGCTATCGTGTTGATAAGTGGAAGCAGTGCGGTAAGTACGGGCATGACCGCCGCGCCGACCGAGTTCTTGACCTGTAAAAGCGTGGTCGCATACTCTGACATCGTTGCATTGGCTGATGCGGCATCTGTGCTGTTCAGCGCAGCGCTGTATCTGACAAGGTTATTTACACCCTCCTTTGCCGCCGTGGAGATACCTTTGATGGCAGTCCGTACCATTCGGTACATTGCGATTCTGCCTATGGATTTCCCAATGTTCACAAATCCGCGTGCAAGGTTTGTAAGCGGAGAAACCGCCTTTTTTGCAACGCTTATTACCGCGCTATTCAGCCCAGCCGAAAATGCTTTAAAATCTGATACAGATGTTTTTGAAGCGTCTCCGGCACTTTCAATTGCTTCTGTTACCGATGCAACGTCCGTTGTGCTTGCCGGGGATATTGGCATTGTCTGAGTGGGAGATTCCGTCGGCGCGGGCCGTCTTGTAGCACTAGCGCGCCCGATGGACTGTATGTCCCGCGCGGCATCCCTGAGATTCGAGAAATCAATGTCGGCGATATTCTGCAAAGTGTTCAGCGTAGTCGAAAGGCCGCTGTTTGCACCCGTGATCTGGTTGATACTCGCGCCCAAACTCTTTATTTGCTTGACAGCAGCAGTCAGCCCGGCTCCACCGGATGCGGCCTGCTTTAACTGCGTCAGCATAGAAATAAGGCCCTGTATGCCCGTAGACGCATCGGAAGCGTTTTTCTTGATCTCAATTTCCAGTGTTTCAACTGTCGCCACTTATACCACCACTTTTCTTTTTGAAATTCCGCTCCATATTCTTGAAGAATGCGATTGCCTTTTCCCTCTCGCGCTTCGCACGTGCCGCCCGCTCCTCGGGCGTATCGGGCGTGATCTTCCGGGGCTTGTTCGGGTACTCGACGGGCTTTTTGCCCTTCGCCGCGAAAGCATTTGTCAGCGCGATAGAAATAGCATCGAAAAAATAAACGCCTTGGAGCCACAATTCATAATTTTTGCTCTCAAGACGTAATCTGTCTGCTTCAATATAAGGCTTCATCTTGGCGGGATTCATATTCCAGAATCCCGCCTCGCTGATTCCGATCATGAGACATTGCGGAAGATACGTCTCAATGCATTCCTCACGAAAGGATGCGTAGTGCTTTTTTACGCAGTTTCCGTCTGGCTCTCGCTGTCCGCCGTTTCCGCTCTCTTGGACAGAGCCTGAAAAAAACCGCTTTCCTCGACGGCCTGACGAAGAACATCTGCAAGTTCGTCTATACTGCCGCCATTCATGACGTGCTTCTCGATCTCGTCTCCTGCCTGATCTGCCTTTTTGTCCATGCACATAGCCGCATAGGCGCGTACAAACATGATGGACTTGGCCTCGATCTCGGACATCGGGATTCCCATGTCCTCAAACTGGCATACCGTGTTGAAGGTGATTTCCTTCGTCGGGTACGCTTTACCGTTGATTACGATTTCCTTCTGCATACTCATTCCTCCGATAATTTAAGCCGCAACGGGCTTTACTGCTGTATCCCAACCGATATTGCCGGTCGGCGTGATATACGCGCTGTTTTCAAGCACGCTGTCCACCTCAGCGCCTGCAAAGCCGAGCGGAGACGGGTTGCCGGTGAAGAAAAATGCTTTCGTCAGGCCGGGAATGTAGAACTCCCACCACATTTTCTTTCCGGCCTCTGCGGCGGTCTTGTACTCCTCGTAAAGCGCGTCCCATGTAGTCTGAAGCTCCTCGGTCATGTTGAACAGGACAGCCAGTGCGCCGCCGGGGTCTTTCAGACCGTCGATATACGTTTTCCACTCCAACGCTTCGAGCGGGGTCGTTTCCAGCGTGGAAGGTTCGGGGTTCATGTCCGGCAGGCTCTTCGCGCCCTTGACCTGATTGAACGTCGACGGCTTTGTACCGGCGGTCTGTTCAACACCATAGCCAAGCAGAATGCCAGCCGTGCTAAGTTCGATTGCCATATGGCTACCTCCTTAAAAGTCGTTTATTTTCGTCTACGACCGTCCGATACCGCGCGTTCATCCTGTAGATGGATGTTTCCGCGTTCGGTAATGTCATCGGCTGCCTGCTCAAGCGGGCAAAACCGAGTTCTGACATTTTCTTGTCGATCTCCTGCATGATTTCTTTTGCTTGCGTTTTTCTCCCGCTCTTGAGATTGCTGTACACATTCACCTCATACATGAGCTGAGAATGGTGTGAACCTTCTGAATCTAAAGCTGCCAAAAAAGCAGAGTTGTCTTCTTCGATAATGCTGACAGCAGGGAAGGATTCAGGCGCGTGGACATATTCGCCAGTTATGAAAATGTCACCGAATTTCGCAGAAAGCGCCGATGCAACAGCATCGAACACATCTGTCTCAATGTCAGGAACCACCTGTGAACACCCCCCGCGCTATTCGCAAAATCTCCTGCTGTAGTTCTTTCCCGGTCTGATACATTGTCGCGGACGGCGGATTGCCGTATGTGTGCAAGCCGCCCTTGCTTTTCGGAAGATACCATCCGTTCGGGTCATCCCAGTGTCCCTTTCCGGGGTATGTGCCGGGGCCGTATCCCATTGGGTCAGGATGTCCATAGCCGTATGTGACGCCGGAACCGAACTCGATAAACAGAACAGATTCACCGGACGCAATGATGGAATATCCGTTTTCTATCGGCTCGACCGATATGGAAACGTCTTTTTCTCCCGTATATATGGCGCGGGAAAAGCCTAGTGAAGCCTTTGTAGCGCCCAACGTCGCAAGCCTACGAATCACTTCGTCAATTTTCCTGTCCCACTCCGCGTCCAGCTTCTTTATTTCTCTGATTGCCTTGTTGATGGATACGGCGTTCAGCTCTACCGTTATTTTCTTCACGACACAGACACCTTCTTGATTGCAATGGTAGTGCTGTTGATAGACCGTGCGATTTTTGCAACAACATAGTCCCACGGCGTATCTGTCGAGCCGTCAGAAGCGATTTCCGGCGCTTTCTCAATCCACAGAACCGATGCCTCGTCTATGCCGAGATTCCTGTCACAGCTCGTTATCGTCCTGTCATAGTCAGCGTTTATCCCGAAATGCTCGTCATCCAGAGATCCACGCGCCGCAGAAACATTTTCCATCGCCTTGACCGGATTCCCGTATCGCGTCACATACTGGCCGGTTCGCTTCCCGCCGGAAAGAATTTCCTCGCTTCCGACAAGGTTTGCGTACCAGAACGTCCTTTTGTTGCGTCTCAGTGATCTCAATACGCCACCACCTTTGCGCAGACGTTGTTTCGGATGTATGCCACCATGTCAGAATGCTTGAACACTCTGGAAATGCCGTTCTCGCTGTGGGATGTCTGGTTCTCCGTGCCGATCAGGTTGTATCCGGCGATCACTGCCATGATCTGAACTGTATCGTAGTTTGGGGAAACACTCTCAGCACCAGACCATGACAGGATTTCGCTTTCGGCCATAGTCAGGTACGCACCGATCAGCTCGTCTTCCGCGCTCTCGCCCAAAAGAAGTTCAACCGTTCTGATTTTTTCGTCAAACGTCACGATGCGCACCCCCTGTCATCAAGCGATGGTGTACCAGCCCTTTTCCTTGGGGCTGTCACCGGACGCAGGCGTAACGGCAACATAGCCGACGCCGGACTTCGCGTAGTAGGTCTTGCCGCTGTTTACGGACGTATCCTGCGATGCGGTCGCCGTGCCCTTGAAAATCTTCACGTCCTTGGTCTCGTCGGTGAGTGCAGCGAGGTAATACTTGCGGGAGAAGATGGTGTTCTCGCGCTTGTTCGCCGCTTCCTCGGAACGGGTGTTCGCGGTGTTCTGCTCGATCTCCACGCCCTTCTTGTTGAACAGCGTGACCGCTTCCTTCGTCGCCATATACACAGAACCGCTCGTTGCGTCCTTCTTGGTAAAGACGTTCACACCGGCAACCGTGCCGACGTAGCCGCTTCTAGCGAACGCCTCGACATACTGAAGGGTATCCTTGAGTTCCTTCCGCAGCTCCGCGACGTCAGACGGGCTGACAAATGCAAAGATGCTCGTTCCTTCGAGGTTTTCGAGGTTAAGCATCGCCTGTGCGTCTGCGAAAGCATCGAAGTTCAGTTTCACGACGGGAACAACGATGGTTGCCTTCGCGAACTCGCCGTAAACATCGTCGTTAACGGTGTTGAACATGTCGGAACCGGCGCGGCGCATACCGACGGGGACGATCATCGGGTCTTCCATTGCGTCCTCGTCAAAATACTTGAAGCGGTTCTGCGCCAGCTTGATTTCGTAGTCCTTCGGCACATAGCTGACCTCGATGGTCTTCGTGTTGCCCTCGCCCTTCTTAAGCTTTTCCGTGCCGGCAGTCGCAGAATAGCGGTTGATCTTGCGAATCATGCCAGCAACGCCGGTCAGAGTGTTGTCTACCGTGCAAAACTGCTGGAGATCGAGGTGGGAATTGTACTGATCTTCAACCTCATTCGAGAGGAAGAAATTGCTGTAAGGTTTGTTCGGCATAATTTAATTACCTCCGTAAAGTTTTTCGTACTGTTCCGGGTTCTTCTGCGAGAACTCGTATCGTTCTGCTACGCTCATCTTGCGCAGGCTATCGATGGTCACACCGGCATCCTTCCCGGCGGGAGGCTTCTCGCCCCCAGCAAGATTCTCTGCGTCAGCAGCCGCTTTAAGCGCTTCGTTGTGCTTCTGCTGATTCGTAAAGACAACATCCATCTTTCCGTCTGCAAGCGCTTCCGCTGTTTCGGTCGCGAGCTGTTCCGCATAGCCAAGGCCGAGGAATCTTGCCTTGTAGTCGGCAACGACCTTCTCTTTTCTGAGCCGTTCAAGCTCCTCCATGATCTTTTTCTCGTTTGCCGCTCGCTCTGCCGCCGCCGCTTCGTCCTCCGTCATCTTCGACTTGAGCTGCTTTGACAGCTCCGCAGCCTCGGATGCCTTGCGGTCGAACACGGACTTTTCGACATACTTCGACATGTCGACCGGGTCTGCGAAGTCCATCCCCGAAATGGCGTCTCTGGCCTCTTTCGGGAGCGTGTCGAAATTGGGGATTTTGCTGGTGTCGATTTTCATAATTCATTCTCCTTTGGGATTTAAGGCTTCTCTGCCTGTTCTTTTTGGGCTTTTTGCGCTGATCTCCCAGCGTTTGGGTTTTAGGCTCTTCTCTGAGCTAAACAAAAAATGGCCGACAAGAAGGAAATACCCTCTCGTCGGCCATGCCTTGCCGCTTCCACCGGTCATCAGTTTACCGATAGGCCGATATTCAGTTATTTGTCAGGTCTGTGCTTCACTTTCCGAGATACTTCAACGACAACGATACCGGCTTTTTCGTTTTTGATCTCGGCGATACCGCCGTTTTTCAAAATCGCTTCGACGGCAGCTATTACCTTTTCTTCTAACACGGTATCACTCCCTTACAGGCTCTAATACGCACCTGCATCCGTAATGTGCTTTCGGCGGAACTTTGTCTATGTCGTAAATAACGCCGTTTCGCTTCCGGCACTCCTTGCAAACACGGTTGTCACCCATCGTTACCCATCGGACGCGACGAACGCCGCTGTCTCGGAACGCATCACGCATCGCCGCATCGCAAGCGCCGATTCCGTACTGCGTTGTCTGCTGCCACCAATACGCCGCAGAGCGTTTCAGATCGTACTGAAAGTCCTCTCTGCTGTCGTACTCGCGGTCTGTTAGGATACATTCGTTCAGCCGCATCCGGCGTCGAGCGACCTCGTTTTCGTATATGTAGCGCGTAACCGGATTGTATTCCTGCAAGTACGCATCTACCCACTTTGCATCAATTTTTCTTCTCTTTCCGGAAAAACCGAGCGAAGTAGCCTGACCGAATGCGAAAAGATACGCAAAGTATCCGCTGTCCAGATACAGCTTTTTATTTCTCTCCGAAAGCCGTTTGTACATCTGCGCGGTCGTTTTCCGCGTGTTCAGCACGTTAAGCTCGTCAAAGCCCATCAGAGACAGGCGGTTGAACTCACGTCGTAGGCTGTTCTTCACCTTCGGAAGCTCTTTGTCAAGATTCTTGTAAATCGTCGTCATCGTCGTCATCGTCGCTCACCTCTTCCGGCTCCCATTTCTGCATCTGTTCGTGGTAGTAAGCCTCCGACATGTTGAACGCCGACTGCGGGTCAGAGAACAGGCCGCAATGCTCGAAGGCAAGCGCGGGATGAATGTGCGGGTTGCCGAGCATGGAAACAAGCACCTGAGACTTGCTTTGGATGTTGTCGTAATTGTGCCGCGTGAATTTAATATCCACGTCTTTCAGCATAAGAGATAAACCGACCGTTCTCTTGATGATGGCAAGCGCGATCTTAAGAAATTCTCTTTCGGAACGCTTGAAGTTTGCCTCGTCGGACTTCGCCCTTGCCTCAGCCGTTGACCATCCGTCACGGACAATGACCGCCGCGCCCGTGTCGCTTGTGCTTGTGCCGCCGTTTCTGTTCGGCATACCGACGATCTCAAGAACCTTCTGGTAAAGATCGTCGATCAAGGTCTGCGTCTGTGTCTGGTTGAGCTGTTCGTTCAGAACCTTGATATCGGCCTTGTTCTCACCGAAGGATTTCAGAATAATAAGCCCTGCGTCTCGTAGATTCTTCGCCTTTTTCTCGTCGATCTCTGCGTTATACAGAACCATAAGAGACTGTATAAACTGGTCTACACCGTCGATTCTATCGCTCTGCGTCGCATTGATCGCGTCCAGAAGCGGGAGTACGATTTCAAACGCGCCCTGTCTAGCATTGTTCAAGACATATTCGGCAATCGGGATATACCGGACGGAGTTTGGGATCTCCTTTACGATACGCCCGACTCCGTTTATGCCTCCGCTCTCGATCTCGAAGTACGTCGTGTCCGTCCAAACGCTATAAACAACCGTCAAATCGTCCTTTCTGACGTACTTGACGCCCATAACTGGCTTTTCCCCGATTCCGGAGTAATGAACGACAAACGCTCCGCGCGGGTCTAGGCAGTGTACAGAGAACGGCGCATCGTCACCTAGGTCTGGCTTCTCGCCTACCGAAAGAGCCGGGACAGCCTTGCCCTTGATTGCGCTATCGTTCGGAAGAATGAGCCTGTAGCCTACGCCGCAAATATAGAGCCATTCCGCAATCTCGTTGTCTACACAAGCCTTGCTGCACAGCTCCATAATATCGTTCAGCTCGCCGACCTCTTTGCTTGTGTCGGTGTCCGAACGGCTGACGTATTGGATCGGCTCGCCGAGAAGATACCCTGTTTTGAAGGATACAATCTCGTTTGCGATATTCTCCACGATCTTATTGCAGATTTCAGGACGGATTTCCTTTGTTCTCTGCAAAACGGGCTGATTGCCCTTGAAGTAATTATATAAATACTCGATATCTCCGTAGTTGGAGATATGGTCGTTCATTGCAGCCTCAAGCACGGCAAGGACATTCCCTCTGTCTACGCGCTCGATGTCAGTTTTGATTTTTGTTCGTCCAAACTGCATAACATACCTCTTTTTGTGCAGACGGCAGGGATCGAACCTGCTAACCGAATTGCTGTCCATTCGAGCTTAACCATCTAGCTTCCGCCTGCGTATTGGTGGGCCGTCTCGGACTCGAACCGAGATATTACCGTTTATGAGACGGTCGCTCTAGCCATTTGAGATAACGGCCCGTGGATTCTGCACCTGCCTTGACCGCCGGATAACCGACGGCCAAAGAAACAGGAAGGAAGAAACATGGCTCATGGCAGCCAAGGCAGATGCAGAACTTCTTTATCCAATAATAGCACATTTCATTGCATATTTTACTGCACATGAAACATATCCGCGTTCAACATTGCACACAGGCGTGCACGAATTTAGAACACGCGCTTCTTGATCTCGACTTGCGCGGAGCCGTGATACAATTCATCGGCCAGCATTGCCAAACTGTCCGGCGCGTCGTCGTGCGTATTCTTGCCCGTCTGCGAGAAGGTACACACCTCGCGCATAAACTCGTCGTACTCCGGCGTTCGGTGTTCCTTATCCACGAAATAGAATCGCTTGATCTCCGGAGAATACTGAATTATACGGCCTAGCTTGCTTTGGTTGTTCGGCGCTCTCTGAGAAGTGATATTCGTTCTCACGCCGATTGCACATAGCATCCTGTCTACAGTAGATGCGTACTCGCCGCCGCCGTTATTCGCCTCGTAGCGTTCCTTATGGGGCTTGTGCTCCTTCGTGCGATTGACGATCATCGGCTGTGTAACATCTTTCGTTCCCTTGCTGAAGATTACGTCGTGTATATACACACTCCCGTCCGATGCGACATACGCAAACGGCATTGCGAGGCTGTCACCGCCGCCCCACGCAACGTCACACACAGAGACCTTATAGAAATCACCGTCTGGAAGAACGCCGTTGTAATAGCGTAGAGACTCCGCAGGGAACAAAAGGCCCTCACGAACATAAGGTTTACCCTGATACTTCGCGCACCACGTCGCATCGTCTATACTCGCCTTCATGTCCTTGTAATACTCCGTAGAGAATCCAAGGCCGTATTGATAGTTGAAATTCGACTCCCCCTTCTCGTTAAGGGCAGGAATTACCCGGAAACGATACCTCGGATTTCCGGAATGCTGTTCCTCTATCCTTCCGAGTGGGTCTGCTACGTTCCACCTTGTACCTACCATCAGCTCGAAAGCTCCGTCCTTCTTTCTGTCCTTAAGCTGATTGAGATACGCGTCGTATTTCGCCTGCAATCTAGCAGGGTTCAAAGACTCCTCCAAGTCCTCGATCAAGTCGTCTACATACAGGCATCCGCCTGTTCCTACTTCAACTGCACCTGTCAGCGTTCCTCCAACCGAACGCGCCGTAAACGTCGGAAACCGCTTCTTCCTTTCAAGGTCTATCGTCTCGTTCTTTGCAGAATTGTCTACGACCTTTACGCCGGGAAACACGTCAGCCCAAAGATACGTCTCCGTGTCCGTCAGGATGTTCATTGCCTCTCTGTAAAAGCCGTCTGTCAGTTTATCCGAATGGCCGGACATGACATTCGCAACCGAAGGCCGCTTCCCCATAATCCAAGTCATGAAGAATATGCAAAGCGTCGATTTCCCGACTCTTGGAGGCAGAGACACGCCTAGGAAATCTAACTTCCCGTCGTTCAAATCCTGCAAGTCTTGTACAAGCGGTCTAAGTGTAGCCCGCCTAGGAACATAGAAGCGCTTCTCTTTCTCCCTGTTCCACTCCAAGTACACACAGTACGAATCGAAATCGTCCTTTGCTGCCAGCAAATACGTCTTTTTGTTTATTTCGTAAAATTTTAAGACCGCTTCCGAGCTTCCCGAATCCCTTACCTGCAATGCCGTTGCGTTCCTCAGCCAAAGGTTATGCTCGAACGCCTTTTCCTTATCTTCCTCCCACATCGCCCTGACAACATCGAAATAGTCTCCGTATGCTGTGCTATCCTCCGGATGCAGCTCTACATACTTCCGTATCCTGCTTAACGTCTCTTCGTACATGCTTCTCCTCCAAAACAAAAAGAGCCGACGCAAAGCGTCAGCCCTTCTGTGCTGCTTACACTGAACCGTTTATCAGTGCGGTATTCTCTTTGGCATGAAAAACAAAGGCCTTTTTGTTTTTTCGGTGGTAAAAGGGTTCAACGGCGAAAAATTTTCGGCGCTGCGTCCCCCGGCGGTATGCACATCTTATACACTCCAATTATACGCCCTATGCACTGCATATCTGTATAATGTTCAAAGTTACCGTTGTTTACTCATGTTTGAGCAACTTTTCGCGGATAATGAACGCAACAAAATAGATATTTGGTTGCGTTATTCGTTCGCGCCCTCTGGCGGTACATCCGCATCCGGCAGGGAGTCGCGGTATTTGTCCGCAATTGCATCAGGGTTAGCCCCATCATCTAGTGGATTATGCGGAGAAAGCACAACATCTTGTGTATCTTTGTATCCGAACATGTTTTTACCGATGAAGATGCCAGATGCAGGGTTAATCTTGCCGGATTGCATCCAATCATTCCACAACATCTCGAGCACCTGCATGGCCTTTTTAATCACTTGGCGGTGTGTCTGCTCTCTGTAATCGCCTCGTCGCCATCTTGCGACTGTTGATGCATCTACTCCAAGCCACAATCCCATACCGGGAACGCTTGGCTTTGCATCCTCCTGGATGCAGAATGCAAAATACTCTTGTATGCGATGCTCAACCTGCCTTGCATCGCTTATATCGATCGGCGGGAGATCCCATGCAACCATAGCATTGCGCAGATATCGGGCATTGTCTCCCGGCTCTATGTACTCTTGGCCGAAGTTGGCAAGATCGGGCCTGTTGCGCTTGCGCTTAGGCTTTGCGATCTCTGTTGATTGCTCCTTGGCTGCGGTTGCCTTTGGCATGAACTCACCCCGTAAAAATCAAAATTGCGCTTTTGCGTCGGCTGCGCGTGCGCAAGCTAGCTTGCGGCTGCGCTGCTAGCAAAAGCATAACATTTTTTGCACGGGAAAATCAAGGCTTTTGAGCGTGCCTCGGGGAAGTGGTGCCCGTTTGTGTGCATCACTTTGCGCCGTGCGCGGCTCCGTTGCGTGATCGTCGGCGGAATCGTGGCAGATATGGGAGTTTTGCGCAGGGGCGCGTATATTACAAGAGTGGTGCATACTCGGATTGAAAGGAGCAAGCAACGCGCGTACATTGTGCGCCGCTGTGGTGCATCCGGTGCGCGGGGGCTCTCAGACATGCGAGCCGCTGACGCTCCCGCATTGCGAAGATAGATACTGCACAGGATAGCAAGAGCACCGACCGCCGTTAATCGGTAGCCGGTGTTTGCTCATCGCCGTATGCGTATGCCTCCATTGCCTGCCTCAGCACTGCATTTACCTTGTCGCCGCGCGCCGTGCAGGCCGCCCGGAAATCATCCAGGAGCGCGCGACGTACCTTTACAGTTTGGTAAGCCATGTTTTCCGCGTCCCACTTTTGAGCCGCTCGGCGCTGGGAATCTGATACCGCCATTTCATCACCTCACACCGAGAGTATACCACGCGTAAAGATACGTTGTAAAGTATAAAATTGCACAATACGGGTCACGCAACTTTGTGCATAGTGCCTATTGACTATATACGTTACAACGTATATAATAAGCATGTAAACAAGAGATACGGAGCCGCCAATCGGCAGAAAGGAAACGAAATGAAACTGTTTATGACGAAGAAAGAAAAGCTTGCAAAGAAAGAAGAACTCACCGCAAAATACGAGGCACTCAGCAAAGAATACCGTGAAACCGTAAAAAAGGCGAAAGAAATCGAAGCGACGAAGGGCGAAAAATTTTCTTGGAGCTATTTTCAGCGGGCAGAGCAACTGCTTGTAGAAATGTCCAAAATCAAACTGTAAATCCCCTGACGAGTCTTGGCAGAATAAGTTGCTTGCTGACTCTGGGCTTCTGGTCGGTTGAGCCGATCAGCCGCACCACATAATCTTAAATCAGGAGGAACAAACAATGAAAATCATTAACAACCGTGAAGAATTCCGCGTGATCGACCTTTTGAACCAGTACGACGATCTCTACTTTGAAGGTCTGAACATCTCGGCCCGTCCGTACCGCAATAGCCTTGTTGTTATCGACTTGGCGAACGCGATGCAGAACGGCAAGACCTGCACGCGCTGGCGTTTCTCGGTCAGCACGTGGAAGATGGACGCAGACCGCCTCTGCCTGACTGAATATGTAGAGATGTCCGCGCCGGAGTGCGACACCCTCGCGGAGCTTGTCGCATGGCTTCGCGCCGGGAAGCCTATGCGCGAGGTGGACGGCCTGATGGTCTCGGCAGAGACACAGCCGGGAAACCGGACGTTTTCGCCCTTCGCCCCTGTGAAGCCCGTGAAGCTTGGCGACCGGCTGAACGCCGGGACGATTGCAAAGGCCATCCGCTCTGGGCAGATCGTCGCAGGCCGCACCGATGGCAGATACACGGACGACTACGCATTTGACGCGGCTACAGACTTCGGACGTGGAGAGATCGACGTGCAGGCGTTCGCGCAGGACATCTACGAGAACCCGCGCGGCTGGCGCTTCTGGTGGCACGACGACACCCGGCGCGAGATCGTCGCAGCGTGCCACACGTTCGACTATAAAACGTTTTCTGTTGCGGGCTGACCTCCACAGGGTGAACGGAACTTATTTCTTCGATGGAGGGAAAACAGCATGAGAATTACAAGCATGGGCGGGCAGGTTCCCGCCATGTTCGCGGACATGTTAGAGCAGCCGCATCTTCTGATTGCTGGCGCGTCCGGCTCCGGTAAATCCGTTCTGCTCAATGGTCTGGTGTGCGCCATTCTGCGACACCATCCGAACGAAAAGCAGATGATCCTGATCGACCCGAAGCGCACAGAGCTGAACGAATATGCAGGAATGCCGCACACGCTCCGGCACGCCACAGAGGGCGGCGAGATCATCGCGGCGCTTGATTATGCTCTTGGAATCACAGAGGCGCGATATAAGCGGATGCAGCGGCGCAGACTTCGCACGTTCTGCGGTTCTGACGTGTATGTTATCATCGAGGAATTCGCCGACCTCATGACAACGATGAAAAAGCAAGCGCTTCCGGCCGTCCAGCGCCTTTGCCAGATCGGGCGCGCGGCAAAAGTGCATGTGATACTGGTGACACAGTGCCCGCTTGCAACGGTAATTCCCACAGCCGTAAAGGTAAACTTTACCGCCATTTGCGGCCTGCACACCGCCACCCGGCAGCAGAGCAGAAACATACTAGATATGCCCGGCTTGGAGCTTCTGCCGCAGTACGGCCAGTGCATCTATCAAACGCCCGCCGGAGTTTGGCGGTATGATGTCCCTTATACCGGATGCGACGAGATCGAAACGGTTACGGCGTTTTACCGGAAGCAACGCTCATTTCTGCAAAGACTCTTTGCGAGATAGGAACCCCCGCCCACATCGGGCGGGGTTCTTTTTCTGCGGTCTCACAAAGTTTATTCCGTGTCTCCGGTATCTTCTCTTCCCTCTTTGTTCTTCCCGTTTTTCTGCAATGACGCTCGCAGGAACGCAGTTATCAGGATGTTCGCCTGTTCTTCTGTTGCGCCCGCGTTTATCGTGGCTTTGTAAAACAGCAGCGACATTTCTGCAAGCGCTCCAACGGCGTCAAAAAGTTCTCCCATCATATCTGTATCCCCTTTACAAATTTGTCGTAGTACGTCGTAGCTACCGCCATAGCCGCCCACATGTCAGAGGAAAAGCCGAAGAAAAAGCCCGGTTGTTTCTTTGTGCCTTTTCCGAAGTTCGGCTGTCCGGGCGCGTAGCGGTCGGCAAGCGCCTGCCTGATGTTCGCATCCTTCGCACGCGGAGACGCGCAAAGGCACAGCTTTTCTTCCCGTCGGTATATGTACTGCATTTCCCGGAAATCCCTTGTGAGCGCCCGCTCCCAAAAGCGGCCTATCCATACACAGGTATCAAAGACTTCCTTGCCAACGGTCATACCCATCCCCGCGATCATCTCGATCACAAAGTCAATTTTTTCGCTTTCTGCGATGATCTGCATGATCTCGTGGTTTTCCAGTTTCCCGACGCGGAGCACTCGCGTTATGTCGCGCTCGTCGTACTCTGCAATAACAAAACCGCTCTCGATGTTTCCGGGGTCAATCGCAAGTATTTTTCCCATTTTCGTCCTCCGGCATGAAATTTTTCATTTCGAGCAGAAGCCTTTCTGCGTTTCGTATGTTCCTTTCTGCGCGTGTTACCGTCCGGCACACCGTTGAAGGATTCACTCTGTACTTTCTGGCGATCTGCCCCATGCTGTACCCGGACATATACAGCTTGTAAAAGTGTTTCTGCCGATCTGTCATAGCGTATCCAACTCAAACATGCCGCCATCGCCGCACATAAAGATCAGCTTTACAAGGTCTTTGAAGTTATGCGGATTCAGCCCTGTTTTCACCTCCACCATGCGAAGGTGATAATCAATGTCCTGTAGGCTCAGGAAACACGCTTCTGCGGTTTTCCTGCGGCTCATGTTACAACGGGCGTATACCATCAATATATGTCTCTGCGTCCACGTAATGGCTCTCAAGGCTACACCTCCTCGCACTCGTTCCAGCGTACATTTACCCGGTGACCGTTCACGACGATCACATATCCGACATTTTTCCCGTACTGGTATCTTTCTGCGGTATACTCCGCGCCGAACTCCGGCTTGAACTCCGGGTACAGAAAGATTTCCTTCGTAATCCTGAGTCTTGCCTTTCTGCATGTCTTGGCATCGTGCGTCCCGCAGTATGCCTTGTACTTGTTCTTCGCGTGCTTTCTGCGGTATGCCGTGTAGCATTCGGTGGAGCAATATCTATGCTTCGCGCCGTCATCATTTACGGCTTTCGTTACCGTATTTCCGCACCCGTGACAAACAAATGTCATTCTCATTCACTCCACCTCGTTCTTTCTGCTCGCGTAGAAGAACTTGTTGTAGGCATCGTATCTGTCCTGAATGTCGGTAAGTGCGACCGCGCCGTAAGTCTTAACAAACATAGTGTCGAAGAAGCACCGTTTCTCTCCGCACGGTTTCATCTCCGGGCAACCCGCTCGATATATGCAGTTCGGGACCAGAACGTCTGCAAGCTCCGGCTCGATCTCGTGCAGAGCTGCCTTGAAGTCCTCGGCGTACTGCCGCGTCTCAGGCGAGGACTGGTGGCACAAACGCTTTCGCATCGTATCAATCAATGCCTGTACATTTGCGTCTCCTGTGAAGTCAACAGGCGCGTCCTGCGGCAGATTGTCACGGTCAATCCCCGTGCGGTCTGAGCGCTGTGTCTTTACAAAACACTCCCATTTGTGCCGCGTCCAGTGCGTTGCTACCCAGCTCTTGATTCCGCGCCATGTCCACCTCACGCAAATGTCCCGAATCGGGCTGTGCTCTGCGATCAGGATTTTTCTCTTAAAGTCTGCGCTCGGCTCTTTACCAAGCGGCGGCTTGCCAACGGTCAGGCGGCAGTCAGAAGCGACTTCCTCCCAATCGCCCTTGATTTTAAGAATCTCTGTTTTCATGCTTCGCCTCCTGCTCCATTTCGACGGCAAAGGCAACTCTGCAAAGCGCATGTGCCAAATGCTCGTTTGTCTCGTCCCCGGCAAGCCAAGCGAATAGATGCGTCAAAGCGCGGCCTACATGCTCCTTTGCCGGAATCAGTTTGTAATTGTTCTCTGGATAGTGATGCACCGCGTCCGACTCGTACCGCACCTGCGATAGCTTCAGCATCGCTTTCGGTGGAAGTCATTCACTTTTGAAAGGGCGGAATGACTGCACTCCGCCGCTCTCGTTCTCCTGTTTGTCAGTTACTTTCTCAAGGCTCATTTTTTATCCCCCGTAGGCTTTTTTCTATGCTCCTCGGCGTCTTTCAGCGCCTTAAACGTCATCACATATACCTCTCGCGCGAAGTCTGTATTTGTAGGAATCAGCGGCGCGATGAAGTGCCAGCAGTCCATGAATGTAATATCACCCATTCCCGCGTTCCTCGCCGTAGCTGCAAAAATCGTTTTCGCTGACATTGCGTCTGTTACATGGCGAATATTTGTTGTGGCAAGTCAGTGTTCCCGGCTTCCCATACCTCTGTGTAAGTTCAGATGGAAGTGTGCTGTGCTTACAGTCCTTGCACCGTATCACTTCTTCAACATCCGCCGTTTTGGAAACCCCAATCTCGTCTATGATCTCTTGCCATTCATCATAGCGCTCTCTGTCCGTTCCATACACGTAATTTCTGCCGTAACGTCCAACCGGGCAAAGTTTCTTTTGCTTTTCTTCAATGATGGCAATCACCGCGTCAATGGACATGTATTCACTCATTCGTCACACCTCCCATATTTGTCTGATACTCCCCGTAGCTGCAAAAATCGTCCGGTGCAATCTCCATATCGCTGATGTCACAGATGAGAAAACCGTTATCGTTAATCGTCGCATCAACACGATACTTGCAGTCCTTACACCGCACCACCGGCGCAACATCGGCTTCTGGGAAGTTTTCAACGGTAGTGACTGCCTCGTCGAAACCACAGGTATAATGGTCATGCTCGCCTTTCTCCGCTTTCAAGAACGAAAGTCGGTAATTTAGCGCAACCTCAAGCACCTCCCGCGCAAGGTATTTAGCCATGCGTCGCACCTCCCGGATAGGCGATGCCCATCCACGGCGGAGTATACGGCCTGCATTGCGGAATATCGATCCATTCCCATGCATCGTTGCGGTAAATCAGAAATATTTCCGCCTCCGGCTGGACGGCATACACGGTAAACACACCGCCCGATAAAAGCTCAACCTGAAACATCGTTTTCACCTCCATCCTTTCTCACGCCTCGGCTGCAAAAAGCGTCCGGCAGCGTCGCAGATAAGCCAATCAAATGATCTTCTAATCCGCTCGCGTTTTTCGCGCACATATCGCGGCCCAGTACAACGTAATGCTTGGCACAATCCCTGCACCGCACCACCTCCGCAACGTCTGCGGCGGGCATTTCCCGAATTTCGGCATATGCGCGTTCCAACCGTGTTAGTGCCGTCATGCTTCCACCACGTTCTGCTTTCCGTAACGCAAATAGCGCATCCTCGCGCCTGATGTAATCAGTCATAAGCCATATACTCCATTCCGATTCTGCTTTGCATTTCATACGGCAATGCAAGAAGCGGTGTGCATCTACTCGGGATCTCTGCTTTCAAAAGCCGCTCCGCCTGCCGCTTGGTCAGCTGCCGCTCTCGCTTCTTCAGCGGCAGCTCTCCCTTTGCCGCCGCAATAGCGGTCGGGTTGTGCTTATGTTGACCCATCGTCCCGCACCTCCACGCCAGCCTCGTCCAGCAGGTCACAAAGATCGGTGTCCACGCTGCTACCAATAAACTCGCCATTTTCGTCGTAGTGGTTGTACTCCGTGGTCTGCCGGGATTCTATCCCTGCAAACTCTTTCAAAAGTCTCAGATATTCGTCGTTATCGATGAGCTGAGCCTGATAGAGTTGTCTCAACTGCGCTTTGGTTATGCACTTAGCCATCCTTCTTGCCCTCCTACGGCTTGACATCCACGTTTACCGGGAACTCGGTGTGGAACTCGATCAAATAATGGTACGGGTCAGCATGCGTACCGGTGATGTCCTCTACAACGTAGAGCGTGTAGTCGTTGAGGTAAATGTAATTCTTCTTGTACTCGTTTGCACCGACCTTGCACGTTACGACCAGCTCCGAAGAGGAGTTGTTGCTGATGGACATATAGCCCTCGGCGTAGAGGATGATTTTGTCAGTTCTCGCGTTGTAGACTGTGATGCGGCGTTCGCAGCTGAAATTATCAGCGGCGACGTTCATGTTGTAATTTACCTTCTGCGCTTCGCGGGTCGTGCAGGCGCTAAGCGCGCCGATAAGCATGATAGCCGCCAGAAGCAAAGCCATTCGTTTTTTCATTTTTCAGTTTCTCCCTTCATTGCCTTCTCGGCTTCTTCGCGCGACAGAAATACGGTTTTTCCGAATTCTTGCATCGGGATGTCGCACTCTGTTGTGCGAATCATGTGAATATGTCCATCGGCATCGCCCCCGCGCACTGCGGACGGATGCCCGCAGAAGAATGTCCGAACTTTTGCGCTAAACAATTTTCTCACAGTACCTACAATCCACACCATATCGCCAACCTTGCACGGCAGCACGACCACGCGCCCGTCCTTGTCGGCCTCGGCAAGCCAGCGGAGGCGGGCAACGCCCTCCTGCTCCGCATCACGCATTACGATGTACCGTCCTTCCGCGTCTGCTCGCTCGAATTCGGCACAGCGTTCCGGCGTCAGCCCCGTGTCCTCGTAGGCTTTCAGCCGCGTCCAAACCTTCTTCTGGCTGCACGCGCCATCCTCGCAGAAGCTTCCACCAGGAACATTGCAGCACTGCGCGATGTCGCAGAAGTTTCCGTCAAACGTTAGTCGTTCCATATTTGTTCCTCCACATAGCACCAGCTCTGCGGCGGGCGTCGAATCTGCAAACTACCATTGCCGCAGGTCCCGTTATACTCACTGTACATAGCGCAGCTCTCACACCACCAGTCATTTTTACATGCCCGTCTGAAGTCGTCCAATTCGCGCGGCGTATCGTAAATCTTGAGATTGGATATGTGCCAGCCGAAGCCGGTGGCAGCTCCGAGATACTGGTGCAGCTCCGCAGGCTCTAGGCAGGTTGGCCGCGCAGCATCCGACGGGATTCTTCCCGCGCCGTTAATGTTGATGATCTGATCGCACAGAAATTCCCCGATAACCTTTTGCCGCTTATCCCATAAGCCAGTGGTCGGCGCTTTTTCCGTCTTTATGAAAACCGGCTTGCCGTGATACGTTTCTCCATAATTCTCATCGCCGTCTTTCATAATGGTGAGTAGCTTTTCCTCCGGTTTTGTGCAGTAGATATAGCACTTAAACGGCGTATCCATCTTCGGGCGCGTCTTTCGCACCTCAATCGTTTTCTCACCGCTTATGATCTTCTCGCACCACTTCGGGCGGATGCTGATTAAAACAGCTTTACTCATGCTTGTCTCCTTCCTCCGGCGCTTCTGGCAGTGGCATCCATGCTGTCACCCTCGGCGTAATCTCGTGCCTTCGTTCACAAGAAAGCCAGTCCACTCCGTTCCAGAATGCTTCTCTTACCACAGGGACCCCATCAATCCAGTGACGCACAGTCACAAGATAGCAGCCTTTTCTTTCTGGGTTCCCCGCAAAAACAGGTTGCCATAGCTGCTTCTCCCGCAGCGCCGCGTTCTCTGCGGTCAGGCGCTCGATTGCGTTAGCTGCCGCAACCTCGATGTATTCCCGCCGGTTTTGGATTTCTCCGACCTTGCAGTTTTCGCATTTGTCTTCGTGTCCAAGCCCCTTCGCGCAGCACCGCAGCGCCTGCATGATTTCCTTGTCTTTCATATATCCTCCATTCCTTCAAAAACCATTTGTCCCGGCAAAACTCCGTCCTCCATCCACCAGTGCATCACGTCCTCACCTGTTTGCCAGTCGCAAGGCAAGCCTCGCTTGTGCCGTTCCGCAAGCATCCTGTCAAACGCCCGGACATATGCCGCTTTGATCTTCGGATAGCGCGAGAGCTCCGTGCTTCTGTGTTTCCTTGCCATTGGGCACCCGATGCACCCCACGCGCTTCCATCCGCATTCATACAGCGGATTCATGCAGATTTCTTCCTCTTTCGCGTACCCCCAAACGTCAGCGTCCGTCCAGTCAATGATTGGATTTACAATCCGTTTCCCTTTGAGCTGGCAATTCTCCAGCATCCTGCGGCTTTCGTCGTTGTCGTTCATAAGCGTCAGTCGCTTAGCTTTATTGCTGTGCAGCACTTCCAAAGCTCCGCGGCTTTTCCGTTTCACCGATTCCGCCCAGCGAACACCAGTCACAATAAACCGTCCTTTTCCGCAACCCTCTTTTAGTTCCGAGCAACAGTATCTCATCAAACGTGTCGGTGGCATGAGTTTGCGCGGAATCAAATTCCACATGGTTACGTTCCCGCCGTCCGGCGTCCGGTGGGTATCGATGGTGCATTTTACGCCTTCCAGCTCCAAGCGCCGGAAGGCGTCTCGGATGTGCCAGACGGTCTCCGGCGCGTCCGCTGTCGTGAGCGAATGAAGCACTTCATACGGGATACCCGCTTTCCCAGCCAGATGCAGAAGAACGTCTGAATCCTTGCCTCCGGAATAAGTGATAACAAGCGGCTGCTTGTACAAGCGCAGGCTCATGTCCGATGCCATTTTAAGCCGCTCAATGGCCGTCTGCTCCAAACCCATGTTTATCCCTCCGTGTCGTACACGATCATTGCGGTGTACATCCGCTCTGCAACACCCATGCTCTTGATCGCGCAAGTGCTGAACTTGATGTCCACGACTCGATACGGCATCTTCGCAAGAAATTCGTTTACGAGAAGCTCGATCTCAAATGGCGTAACTCCCTGTAGAATTTTAACTTCCATCTGTTTCTCCTTAAAAATTTACGTCTCAAGAAGCAGCGCACCCCACTGTTCCGCCATGGCCGCTGCAATTCCGGGGAATGTCTTGCTCCTTGCCTTCGCTCGTTCCTCCTTGCTTCCTCTTTGCTCCATTTCCCAACAAGAGCGCCGAACCGTTCCGTCTTTCATTACCATTTCCCTATATTTTCTTGGTGCAACAATGTTCGTAGGGACAAGAAGCGGAACTTCCTTGCACCACAAACAGGTTTTTTTCGTTACATCGTCCCCAAAGTAATACGGCTGAACGATTTGCGAATACTCCGGCAAGCAGAAGATGCTGGAAGGGACAGGATTCTCAATTACGATTCTAGGAACATCTGCCCACCAGAAACGCATGAACAAGTCCCGCGCCTTGATCCCCAGCTTTACCCGCTCTGGCTGTAACTGGTGGTTCGCCCAAATGTGGCGTGCGCCTGCATTCGTCAGGTATGTACATGGCGGATGTGCAATCAGCAAATCCCACCGCCCGACGTAGTGCACTTGTCCGTCCATTGTGGTCACTTGCCCCCCCTCTGACGGCCTCAAGTGCATCTCCTAGGATATGCCATTCAGGATGTCCGCCAGAAGGTTCCTGAATATCGCAGGAATATGCCTCAATCCCAAACTTCCGGAACGCAATGCACACTGTCTGCGACTCTTCGCACGCAATCAGAACGCTCATCCCGTCACCTCCAATGGCAGCGCCCGCGCTGAGCTGCCTTTTCATGCCTCCGTTGAGCCGATTTCGAGGCCGCTGTAGGCTCTCTGCGGTTGTAGTAATACTCCGAGACACGTTGCCTGCGCTCGTATTCTTCGGCTTTCATCGCCTCGTACACAGCCCACTCAGGGCATGTCTTCCGACACTCTGCACTGCGCTTAGAACAATCCTGTTTGCAAGTGCAGTTCTTCTCAAAACGCCCAACGGGTCTAGTCATCCGGCATACCCCTTTCAAGCATTTTCTTCATGGCCTGACGCTCAAATTCGCCCATTTCATCGCCGTGTTCAGCGTAACTTCTGCTTTCGTTCTTCACGCGCCTTTTCTTCTCGTTCGACTCCCACGTCAAGAACTTCTGCTTCCAGCTCTGGACTGGCTTCCCGGTCGAGTCGCACCACTCGCCAGCGGTGAAATACTCGAAGAAGGTTTTTCCCAAGTCCGGCACGCCGCGTTCTTCTGCATAAGCCTCTACTTCCTCAAGCGTTGGTGCTGTAAATTCCTTTCCCTTTTTCTTCTTCTCAGAAATAGAACTATTATCTTTTATATTTCCATTTCCATTTCCATTTCCATTTCCTAAAGGTAATACCGTGGTATTACCATGGTTGTTACCATCGCGCATGCCAGATTCGCAGTTTTGCTTATTCCAACGCTTTGCCACATTCTCGCGTTGACGCTGACAATGTGCTTCTCGTTTTTCAATTTCCAAGTCCATGCGTCGGTTGTAATACTTGCCGTCATCGTCCTTTTGAAACTTGCGCATGACCTCCGTAGACGGCTTTTTGACAGCTCTTACAATCTCCTGCATTGTCATGTGCCCTCGCTCTCTTTGGAGGCACAGGAGCGTGATGTACTGCCCACGCTCCCGCATATCCATCAAGGCACAGCCGGACAGGAAATCAGATGTATAAAACAGCACGGCTGGGTCTTTGTTATTTCCCATCCCCTACACCTCTAAAAAGGAAGGGGTTCGTCGTTCGTGATCTCCGAGAACTCGCTTTTAGGTTCCTCCGTTCCGGTCGGCTTCGAGTCGCCGAAATAGAAATGGTCGGCAAGGATTTCTGCGGTACGGCGCTTGTTGCCTTCCTTGTCCGTCCAGCCGCGAATCTGCAAGCGACCTGTCACAACAGCCATGCGCCCCTTTGTGAAGAACTTCTCAGCGAATTCAGCCGTTTTCCCGAACGCAACAACATCGATGAAGTCTGTTACCTTTTCGCCGCCCTGCGGCGCGTAGTCGCGCTCACAGGCGATGGAGAACGATGCAACAGCCGTTCCACTTTCAAGCCGACGCAATTCGGGGGCTTTCGTCAGCCTGCCCATGATCGTGATGGTATTCAGCATTTCTCGCCCTCCTTTTCCTTCGGCCCAAACAAAAGCAGAAGGATGTCATCGAATCGATAGCTCTGAAGCTCGCGGTATGCTTTTTCGAGGAACTTCAGCTGTTCTCTTGCGGAGACAAGCTCCTCATAGCGTTCGGTGCTGATGCCAATGATGTTTTCAGACATTTTTTACATTCCTTTCCTGTATACAAGTTTTTCTGCATCCCAATCGGGATATTTGCTTTTTAGATAATGCTCTATCGCGCTCTTAAACGGCTGGCGAAGGTATGACTGATCGTAGAGAAAATGGCATGTCTCGCACAGCGTTATGATGTTCTCGGCGATTCCAAGCCCGCCGTGGGAGCGCGGTATGTAGTGACACCATGGGCTTCCCGGTCTACCGCAAACAATGCAGCAACCGCCGTCACGCTCCATGACAGCCTCCTTTACAGAGGCGGGGATACTAGTTGCCTTTGTCTGTTTGTGCAGCTCTCTCACCCCATTCAATGTTCATCCGAGCCAGCTCGTCAGGCGTCAAGGTCTCGATTCCGAGGCTTTTTGCATCCTGCACAGCCATATCGATAATCCGGCTCATTTGCTTCGCGTTGTATCGAGACGAGCCGTAATAGGCTCTGACAACAACGCCGTCACCGTCCTGCTGATAGTCAACTTCTTCGGTCGGCCAGCCAGTCCCGAGCATCGACCACGCCGTCCGGAACGTCGGCGCGTCCTCTCTTGTGAGGTGGAAGTCCTTAAATACGCCGACCGACTTGATATAGTCGATGTATATGTCTTCTTTCGTCCGTCCGAGCTTGTCCGCGATCTGATCGCAGAGCTGCCAGAAGTAGTTGTTTGAATCAAGGCTGCGCTTCTTGCGGAACTCCTTGATCTCCGCAACGTACTTCTTTCCGGGAATCATCGTTGCAAGAAACATCTGCGCTTTTGCGGGGACGTCCGCGCGGATGCGAAGCCATGTACCAGCAGAGTCTAGCGACCAATCGGCGGCGGTAAAGGTTATATCAACCATTTTGCACCTGCTTCATGTAGCAGTCCCAGCACAGACAACGTCCGTACTTCTTTGTCGTGTTTTCCGCGATCGACCATGCGGAATACTTCTTGCCGTCGAAAACAGTTGGCTCTACTGCGTTTCCGCAGTCCGCGCAGCGGAAGCCCGTCTGGCGTTCCTGCTTCTTCGGCTGCTCCGGCTCCTTTGCGGGCGGTGCTGCCCTTGTTCCGTGCCCGAAGGTATACACGACACGCCCGCGTGAGGTCAGAGTCAGCGTCTTGATGCGCTCCGCATCATCGTAACTGATTTCCGACACGTCAAATCGATCATTGCACTGCCATTTGCCCTTGTCGTTCTTTTTCAGTCGTTCGCAAAGGGCAGCGTCAACCCAAATGAACGGAGCGGAATACAGCTCACGCCCGATTCCGTGCTTGAATCCAGCACGCTTGAAAGCGTCTGACGCGCGGCCTTTTTCAGCCTCGGTGTTGCTCTCGGTGCCAGCATCCCATTTCCACACAAGATGCCCGTTCCCGGTGTAGTCGATGCCGATTCCACCGTATAGGACGCCATCGACCAGTTTGAAATCGTTCTCCCAATTTTGGGAGCCTACGGTTTCATCCAAAATGTCTGCGTCCGTCCGTGCCGTCTTGTAAAGCAGGATGGACGCGCCTTTTTCGTTGCACTGCGCAACGCGGCACTCAATCTCATCCGGCCTCAGTGTCCGAAACTGTTTCATTGTTTCCCTCCGTTATTCTGCATCGTGAATTTCGTTCGTTATTGTCAAGTGCCTTTCCGGACAACGCCTTATCATCCGCCCAGTCGGAATAATCGTCAATCGGAATTAGCGGGCAACTGTGACCGGCTCCGCGTGTGTCACTCAGATATTCACCAGTTAATCTGCACTGCTTTCTCTGGTAGACCTCCATGCACGGGCATGTTTCGCAGCGAACCGGTCCGTCCCAAAACGTGATCTTTGCAATCGCAAGCTCATATTTTGTGCAGCCGCTTGAATAGCTCATTCAACCACCTCGTTCGTAAGTTTTTTTGACATAGCCAAGCGCCTCCAGAATGTTCCGCGTACCCAACTGCTCCACAAGCAGAGAAATGATGTTGTTCCGGCTGTCATAGTTGTCATCCAGCGGGTCGGCGAAGATTCCTTCATCGCCCTCCCAATATTCCTCCCCGGCGTAAATCTCCACGCCGAACAGGTCGTAAATGTACGCCGACTCCGGCGGTTCAAAGTTGCTCATCGCTGTCCTCCAAACTGTACTCAGCGTAGTGCGTTACCTCGCCGAATCTGTTTCTTCCTGTTACGATTTTGCTTTTGATCTGGTGCCCATCTTGGCGAAGGTCGCATATTCTAGCGCCAAGCCGGAGGCACCCGTATTCCCTAATCGCGTCCATCGGCGTGATCGTGCCGAACTCGCGCAGATGCCGAAGCACCTTTTCGCACTGCGTCATGGCTCGTAAAACGCAACAGCGCCGAAGCCGAAGATGGCGGCAACGCCGCAGGTGACAAGCGCAGACTTCGGAAATCCGAAGCCGAAGAAAACGGCAGACGCGCCAGCCGCCATACAGGCGACAACGACACAAACGGCCTCAGCCATTTTCAGAGCGTTGCTTCTGTGCTTCTGCTTCTTGACGATCACTTCCCAGCGTTCGCCAAGCTCATGCTCTCTTACGCGACGGTGATTCCGCTCAGTGATGATCTCAACGTCTTCCATGTCAGCCCTCCCCAAAAAACTCTGCAAATTTTGTAGCGTTATACTGGCCTTTTGTCACCTCGATCATCTCGCGCACGGTGTAGGCCTCCTGCAATTTGTCTCCAAGGCTCTGCGCGAACTGCTCTGTACCAGCTCTGCACGCGCCCGTGATAATGCGATACATTGTTTTCGCATCTTCAAGCGGGATTTTCGCGTCGAGTGAAATCCCCTTATACTGGCCCGCACCACGCTCAGCCGCTTTTTTGAATGCAATATCCGCAATTCCGTCGCGGAGCGTTTTGCAGTGCGCATAAATCTTTCCGTCGCTTACTACGTTACGGTTCTTGATCTTTCCAACATACAAGGTGTATTCGCCAATCTTGCGCTTTTTGGAAACATGTGTGAGAATGCCGTCACAATACAAATACCGTCCGGCAACATAATCACCATCTTGCAATGACTTGACCTTTCGCATTTCCTCTGACGTGATCTGCGTGCCGCGCAGGTCGAGCCAGCCGCCGACCGTAAGGTTGTCCGGCAAAGATGTGATCTGCGTGCCGTCCAGGTAGAGACTGCCGCCGACCGTAAGGTTGTCCGGCAAAGATGTGATCTGCGTGCCGCGCAGGTCGAGACTGCCGCCGACCGTAAGGTTGTCCGGCAAAGATGTGATCTGCGTGCCGCCCAGGTAGAGACTGTCGCCGACCGTAAGGTTGTCCGGCAAAGATGTGATCTGCGTGCTGCGCAGGTAGAGACTGCCGCCGACCGTAAGGTTGTCCGGCAAAGATGTGATCTGCGTGCCGCGCAGGTCGAGACTGCCGCCGACCGTAAGGTTGTCCGGCAAAGATGTGATCTGCGTGCCGTCCAGGTCGAGCCAGCCGCCGACCGTAAGGTTGTCCGGCAAAGATGTGATCTGCGTGCTGCGCAGGTAGAG